GAAGCCTGATAAAGAACTAGCTTCTTTCTTGTGCAAGTCTGCTGCTCTTCCTGCATCAAACATTGGTGTTATCGACGTTCCTTTCCGTGGGCGCGTCGTGAAGGTTGCTGGTGACAGAACTTTCGACACCTGGAGTATCACCCTGTTCAACGATACTGACTTCGCACTTCGTCAGTTGTTTGAAGAGTGGATTCAGAACATCAACGCACACGAAGATAACGTAGCTGATCTCACCCTTCCACGTGGTGGTTCCGAAGGATACACCAAGAACCTGATTGTTCATCAGTTGGGTCGCTCTGGTAAAGAGTCCGACAAGATCAGAACCTACAAGATGTGGGGTTGTTTCCCTACTCAGATCTCCCAGATCGATCTTGCTTATGACAGCAATGATCAGATCGAAGAGTTCACCGTTGAGTTCCAAGTTCAGTACTGGACTGCTGGCGACAACGGCCCTGAGTTCAACAACCAGATTAGTTGATCGCATAAATACCTTAGTATTAGGTATTTTTCCATAATATAATGGCTCAATTATTTGGATTCTCTATTAAGAGAAAGGAGGGACCGAAGGGTCAGTCCCCGATCCCTCCATCACAGGATGATAGTATCACCACAATTGCTGGTGGTTACTTTGGGCAATATGTAGACCTAGATGGCGGCGCATCGTCTCGTAATGAATACGAGCTGATTCGCCGCTATCGTGATATGGCACTTCACCCAGAAGTCGATACTGCTATCGATGAAGTGGTGAATGAAGCTATCATTTCCGATCTGGATGATACTCCAGTTCAGATCGAATTGTCTAACCTTGAAGTTGGAGATAATATCAAGACAAAAATTCGTGAGGAATTCGAGAACGTCAAGCGTCTGCTTGATTTTGATCGTAAATCCCACGAAATTTTTCGTCGATGGTATATTGATGGAAGACTTCACTACCACAAAGTAATCGATCTCAATAGTCCTAAACTCGGTATCACCGAACTTCGCTATATTGATCCCCTAAAGATCAAGAGAGTGCGCGAGATCAGAAAGAACGATAAGGATCCCAACGCAGCACGACGTGCTAATGGTGGATCTGAACCGTCTGCTCTTGATTATGATTTTGGAAACCACGATGAGTATTACATCTATAACCCAAAAGGTTTCCTGAATATGAATGGACCTGAGCAAAAAGGTATCCGCATCGCGATGGATGCTATTGCTCACACCAATTCAGGACTGATGGATCTCAATCAAAAGATTGGTCTTTCATTCCTACACAAGGCAATCAAATCTCTTAACCAGTTGAGAATGATTGAAGATGCTTTGGTTATCTACCGTTTGAGTAGAGCACCTGAGCGCAGAATTTTTTACATCGATGTTGGTAACCTGCCCAAAGTTAAGGCAGAACAATACCTTCGCGATGTAATGAATCGGTATCGCAATAAGCTGGTATATGATGCTAACACGGGTGAGATTCGCGATGACAAAAAGCATATGTCTATGCTGGAAGACTTCTGGCTTCCACGCCGCGAGGGAGGGCGCGGTACCGAAATCTCCACCCTTCCTGGCGGGCAAAACCTTGGTGAACTCAAGGATGTAGAATATTTCAGAACGAAATTATTCAAGTCACTCAACTTACCACCAAGTAGATTGGATGGCGAAAAAGGATTTAGTCTCGGAAGAAGCAATGAAATTCTCCGTGATGAACTTAAGTTTGGTAAGTTTGTTGGTCGTCTCCGCAAAAAGTTTTCTGTTCTATTTGATGATCTTCTGAAGACTCAGCTTGTTCTCAAGCGAGTTATCAGTGTAGAAGAGTGGGAGGATATGCGTGAGCATATTCAATATGATTTCCTATTCGATAATCATTTCCAAGAACTAAAAGACGCGGAACTTAACAACAATCGTATGGATCTTGCTGTCAAGATGGAACCATACCTGGGACGTTACTTCTCAGCTGAGTACATCAAAAAGCAAGTACTTCAGCAGAGTGATCAAGAACGGAAAGAAATTGAAACTCAGATCAAAGCAGAGAGAGCAGCTGGTATCATTCCTAGCGTTGTTCCTATCGATGCAGTACTCCCCGAAAACCAACCTGATCTAGGAAGCGCAAGTTCTAGCGACTTAGATAGCTAAATAATATTATTCTGGTCTCTTAATAATGGAAAACACGACTCCCGAAGCTTCCGCACGAGCGGCAGTTGATGCTATTGCTGATGGCAACCGCGCTGCAGCTGTAGATGCGATTAACCAAATGCTCTATGGTAAATCCGCAGAGACATTAGACACATATGCAGATGTCATTGCCAAATCTTATTTTGGTGATGTCGGCGCAGAACCAGAAGCAACTGCTGAACCCACAACAGATGAAACTAATAACGGAAACGATTGAAGAGGTTAATCTTATCATAGAGGAATCTAATGGTAAGAAAAATCATTACATCGAAGGTGTCTTCCTTCAAGCGGAACTTAAGAACCGTAACAATAGGGTCTATCCTATGAACGTTCTTGAGCGCGAAGTGAATAAGTATGTCACTGAGCACGTACAAGCTAATCGTGCTGTTGGTGAACTAGGTCACCCAGATGGTCCCACCATTAATCTTGATCGCGTATCGCATCGCATCGTTTCTCTCAAGAGAGAAGGCAATAATTTTATTGGTAAAGCAAAGATCTTGAATACGCCTATGGGCAATATTGCAAGAAATCTTTTAGATGAAGGCGTAAAACTAGGCGTGTCATCTAGGGGTCTTGGTTCCGTTGACCGTCGTGAGAATACTTCTTACGTTAAAGACGACTTTATGTTAGCAACCGCTGCTGACATTGTTGCCGATCCTTCCGCACCTGATGCTTTCGTCAATGGAATTATGGAAGGTAAAGAATGGGTCTGGAATAACGGTGCCATTCACGAGTCAAAAGTTGCTAAATATCAGAAGTTCATTTCTGAGAGTGAGCGCCGCGAATTAGAAACGCGGAAACTCAGAGTGTTTCACGATTTCTTGAACACTCTTTAATTTATAAATAAATCTAGACATACAACAGTATAAAAAGCTTAGAGGTTAACTCCCGATGTCCCAATTGATTAACGAAAAATTTGAGGAGATGGTTGCAGAAATGCAACTTCCCAGTAGCACTGTGCCTGGCTCGGAGCCCGCTGCACCATCCACTCAGTCGAAAACTGCAGTGAATGCCAAGGCAGAAGCTGGTGATCAAACTCCTGGAAAACTCGATCCATCCCTGGTGCCTGGTCAGGCAATTCAGGATCTAGGTGGTCCTACCCCCACTAACAATAAGTCTACTGACGATAGCAACAAACTCAAGGACAATGCAACCTTGGGTGCTGCTAAAGATGGTCAGACACGTAGTGACGGTACTGATCTGCCAGACGGTTCTGAACCAAAACTGGATCAGGGAATTGCCTATGGCACCCGTCGTGAGGACATCGAAGTTGACCTCAGTGCTGACGTTGCAGCACTCGCAGAAGGCGAACAACTGTCTGAGAAGTTTCTCTCAAAAGCAGCAACCATCTTTGAAGCAGCAGTTAAAACAAAGATTGGTTCTATTGTAGAGGAACTGGAAGCACAGTACAACACCAAGCTTGCCGAGGAAGTCGAAAAAGTTCGTGCTTCCTTGGCAGAAGAAGTCGATGGTATGCTTAAGTATACTTCCGAGCGTTGGCTCGAAGAGAACCAAGTTGCTATCGACAATGGTTTGAAGGTGGAACTCACCGAGTCCTTTATTGGTGGACTCAAGTCCCTCTTCGATGACCATTATATTGATGTGCCTGAGGGCAAAGAAGATGTTCTTGAATCAATGAACGTCTCCCTTCGTGAAATGGAAGATCGCCTCAACGAACAAATTGACGCGAATGTGAAACTGTCTAATCGCATCTCTGAATTCTCTCGTGAAGGCATTGTTGCCGAAATGAGTGAAGGTCTCACCGACACCCAGAAAGAAAAATTTGCTGCCCTCGCGGAAGCTGTTTCTTTCAAGGACGAAGAGACATATAGAGAAAAACTCAACACCATCAAAGGTTCTTACTTCTCTGAAGGCAAGTCTATTGCCACTGAGCAAACTGAGACACCTGTCGAAGGTTTGACTGAGAGCTTCGCTAACCCCGCTATGGCGGCGTATGTGAAAGCACTCGGCAAAAAGTGATTCATTAAATTATAAAAAACGTTAACTCAAATTTCCCAAACAAATGGATACCCATCAGTTGCAGGAAAAGTGGGCACCTGTTCTTGACCACGGCGATCACAGTCCTATTAAGGATGGTCACCGTCGTCAAGTCACTGCTCAACTCCTCGAAAACCAAGAGCGCTGCCTTAACGAGTCTGCTCTCCTAAACGAAGCCGCACCTATCAACTCAGTTGGTGCTGACGGTCTTAAAAATTCTCACGGTTCCTCAGGTCTGGCTGGATTCGATCCAATCCTGATCAGCTTGATGCGCCGCGCAATGCCTAACCTCGTCGCATATGACGTGTGTGGCGTTCAACCAATGAGCGGTCCTACTGGACTCATCTTCGCAATGAAGTCCCACTACAACGATCGTAGTGGCGCTGAAGCATTGTTCAACGAGCCTAACCCTGGTTTCTCTGCCGAGGGTGGCAGCGGTTACGATCCTACCGCTGGTTACGTTGGTCCTGGTAACGGTGGCGATGGTTCTAACCAAGCTGCTTCTGCTAACAACGACGCTGAAGGCGACAACCCCGCTATCCTCAATGATAGCACCACGTACGCTTCTGGCGACGTGCGTTACGAGAACGCTCAAGGCGCTTCACGTGACTACCTGGAAGCACTGGGAACCTCTGGTTCACCTGACTTCCGCGAGATGGCATTCAGCATCGACAAGGTGTCTGTTACCGCCAAATCACGCGCTCTGAAAGCAGAGTACACCCTTGAGCTTGCTCAAGACCTTAAGGCAATCCACGGTCTGGATGCTGAAACGGAACTCGCCAACATCCTCTCTTCTGAGATCTTGGCTGAGATCAACCGTGAAGTGATCCGTACTGTGTATATGCAGGCAAAGGTCGGTGCTCAGAACAACGTTGCTAACGCTGGCATCTTCAACCTTGACACTGATTCCAACGGACGTTGGAGTGTTGAGAAGTTCAAAGGTCTGATCTATCAGATCGAGCGTGACGCCAACGCTATTGCACAGCAAACTCGTAGAGGGAAGGGCAACTTCATCCTCTGCTCTGCTGATGTTGCTTCCGCTCTGAATATGGCTGGCGTGCTGGATTACACCCCTGCACTGTCAACCAACGGTCTCCCCGATGACACTGGTAACACCTTCGTTGGTACTCTCAACGGTGGCGTGAAAGTGTATGTGGATCCTTATTCTGCAAACCTGGCTAACGACCACTACTACGTGGCTGGTTACAAGGGTAGCAGTGCATATGACGCAGGACTCTTCTACTGCCCATATGTGCCCCTCCAGATGGTCCGCGCTGTGGATCAGGGATCCTTCCAACCCAAGATTGGCTTCAAGACCCGCTACGGTATGGTCGCCAACCCCTTCGTGTTCAAAGCAGACGGTTCTGCTGTGGGCGAAGATCTTCTTGGTACGAACGGCAAGGGACGCAACCAGTACTACAGACGTGTACTTGTTCGCAACCTTATGTGATCCAGGATGTTGCGGGGCAGGTTGCCCCGACTGTCCTTTCAGACCTCCCTCACGGGGGGTCTTTTTTTATGTAAATAATTATCTATATCAGGCATCCCTGACATAAATACTACAGATAACGAGTTAAACTTATGAGATGAAACCTACTTCATTATGACGTACTAAAAAGGTAACTTATGCATAACATTATTTCACGCGGTCAGCTAGACGAATGGAAGCATTTTGCATCTACAATCAGTCTGGCAGATATCAAAGATGAAAACGTAGAGGTACTAAATGATTACTTTGAATGTTTAATTGAATGCGCAGGAGACACGCCGCATTGCAAACGAATATGTAGGGAAATTCTAACGTAACTTACGGACCCGTGCAGGGTCCTTTTTTATGAGTATAATTATTATGGGTCTTATTATATCCCTATGCTCACCCTCTCGAATTTCTTCTCACCCGAAGGAGACCGTCACGCAATAGTGACTTACAACAGGAATGGATTTGAAGTCCTATGTACACAGACTCTAGAAAAAACTTTAGAGAAAAAAATATTTGATAGGGAGGTAGAAGCAGACGAGTTTGCTGAAAACTGGGTTCTGAATAAGTAACTAAATACAGTAGTAGTGACAGAGAATTGTTATGCCTGCCGATTGGCACGTCAAACAACTAGACAATAGAAACTATCTTTCACCTGTTGGGTTCAAGCTAAAACTTGATATCTTTCCTGGTGTTGATTTCTTATGTCAAAGCGCTTCAATCCCTGGCACAACAGCTCAAGTTACAGAATTTGATACTCCTCGCAGACCGCTAGCGGTACCCTCTGGAGGAGGAACCCGATTCGATGACCTAACACTCTCGTTCCTAATTGACGAAGATCTAAAAAATTATCTTTCGCTCTGGAACTGGATCACTAAAACTACAAACGCATACGAACCCGACACTGACGATGACGCAGTGTTCAGTACTGGTCAGCTTTTCGTGCTGACAAATAACTACAACGCTAACTTCGTTGTTAATTTTGACAGTTTGTTTCCCACGCAACTTTCTACGTTGCCTTTCAATGTGGGAGCATCTGATGTAGAATACTTAGTAGGCACAGTTACTTTTAAGTACGCCTTCTATGAATTCTTGAATATAGAATCCCGTAAGTATGAACCTTGACCAATTGAAGGAGATGTGGAAGAATGATTCCGCTGTCCTAGAAGGAAATGATGGTTACCCAGATTTTCTTAAAGCTTGTAATGAAACACCCTACCTACACTCTAAGTATCTAGAAATTTTTTGCGACACCAAGTCAAGATTAATTGACCAGGAGTTTGCATACAAATTTCAGTACAAAGATAAGTGGTTGTATTATAAAAAGAAGGCACCTGCTACAGCATACAAGGACGTGCCGTTCGATCTCAAGTTGACTACTAAAGACGAAGTAGAGATGTTTATTAATGCGGATCAAGACCTAGCAAAGGTCACCGCAAAGATAGAGTATTACAAAATGATCTTGTTCTTTTTAGAATCGGTTCTTAAACAAATCTCTACTCGTCAATATCAAATTAAAAATGCTATTGAGTGGGAGAAATTTAGAAGTGGCGGACATTAACCTCCAGAAAAAGAACGAAGTATATAACGTCATCACAGCGGAACCTCACGTTCATAGAGAGCTCTCCGAGTACTTTACTTTTGAGGTTCCCGAAGCAAAATTTATGCCTCTATACAGGAAGAAAGTATGGGACGGAAAGATCCGTCTATACTCTCCTGGCAATGGAGAAATATATGGCGGACTAACTGAACACCTGTTGCATTGGTGTAAAACAATGCGATACACCATCTCGTACGAAGATAATAAGTTCTTCGGTATGCCTGACGAGATGAACCAAGAGGTTAGTCTGTCTGGTGTTCGTACTTTTATGCAAGGCATTACTAAACTCGAACCTAGGATCTATCAGATCGAAGGTGTATACCAAGCTCTGAAATATAATCGTAAACTGCTGCTGTCCCCGACTGCCAGTGGTAAGTCTTTGATGGTCTATGGCATTGCCAGATACCACGTCGCTATGAAGCGCAAGGTCTTGCTGATTGTTCCTACCACAAGCTTGGTAGAACAGATGTACAAGGACTTTGAAGATTACGGTTGGAATGCTAGCAAGCATTGTCACAAGATTTACGCGGGTCAGGATAAGTATAAGGAGTCTAACGTAGTAATCACAACTTGGCAATCTATTTACAAAGAACCACGTAAATGGTTTGAAAAGTTTGACTGTGTGATTGGTGACGAAGCTCACTTGTTTAAGTCAAAGTCTCTCACAAAGATTATGACTAAATGTCATAATGTAAAATATAGGATTGGTTTTACAGGTACACTTGACGGTATTCAAACACACCAGTGGATCCTAGAAGGATTGTTTGGACCGTGCGAGCAACTAGTCAAAACTAAGGAGTTAATGGAAGGTGGGTATCTTACTCCGCTTAAAGTAAAATGTCTATTGCTTAAGCACGAGTGGAGTATATTTGATACGTACCACGATGAGATTGATTATTTGATTACACATCCCAAACGTAATAAGCTTATTAAAAATCTGTGCTTGGATGCATCAGGCAATAGTCTTGTGCTATTCAACTACGTAGAACGTCACGGAGAACCTTTATACGAGTTGATAAATAATAGTACGGATAGGAAAGTGTTCTTTGTCCACGGGGGTGTTGATGTAGAAGACCGAGAAGAAGTTCGTAGGATTACGGAAACGGAACGCGATGCAATTATCATTGCGTCTTACGGAACATTCTCAACTGGCATCAACATAAAGAAGCTACACAATATTATTTTTGCTTCACCGTCCAAGTCGCGTATTCGCAACTTACAATCCATTGGACGAGTGCTGAGAAAATCAAAAGACAAACACGTTGCCACTCTATATGATATCGCTGATGATATCTCTCGGGGGG